ATAGAGTATATTAATAAAGTAGACGAGTATCAGGGATTGATAGTTAATGAAACAACCGAAGTACAGTAAAAGTGAAGTTTCACAAACTTTTAACTTAAAACAGATATTAGGTTACGAGCCAACAGAGCGACAAAAAGAAGCTTTTTATGAACTTGCCGTTAATAAAATGGTTGACCGAACAACTAACGGCAAAGACATTAATAATAGAAAATTTACTGAATATTCAGAAAGTTATGCAAAGCAAAAAGGGGTAACTAGAAATTCAGTCGATTTAGTTCTTAATGGTGATATGCTTTCAAGCTTTGAAAAATCCTTGCAACGAAAAAATTTAATTAAAATTAAGATTGCAGAAGGTAAAGAAACATTAAAGGCATACAATCATAATGTAGGTGACACTTTACCACAGAGACAATTTTTTGGTTTTAAAGATGAAAAACAAATTAAAGAAGTTATTCAGCAAGTTGACTCACTTAAAGAATCTGGTCGTGAATCACCTTTAAATTTAGCTGAATTACGTGCCGCTGTTGCTGCTACAATCGATATAGAGTTTGGTGGTTTTGATGGCACAAATTAAAATAAAAGGTGTTCAAGAATTAGCAAAGCAGCTTAATAGAAATATTAAAATACAAATTAATAAGCTATTTAGAGATAAAGACCTGAGAAATAAAATAGGCATGATGGTTGTGGCTGATATTAAGAAGAACTTTAAAGGTCGTGGTGCAGCCGATTCAACCATTGATTGGCGTGAATTTTACGATGAAATTCATATAAAAGACCCAGCTTTTGAAATGGATAGAGCAAAAGCAATTTATACTGGTGAATTGTTAAATGATCTAGCTAAAAACGTAAAAGGTATAACCACAGCAAAAGCATTTGAAATTAGTCATAGCTCAAAGCTACATAAAAAGTATAAAGGTGTGACAAAAAAGATTGGTAAAAGAATACCATATGATGAATTAAGTGAGATATTAGTTAATGACCTTAAAATTGATTATTTTGTTTTAAGTAAAAAAGCACAAAAAGAAATATCAGGCTTAGTAAAAGATAGAATTGTGCAGTTACTAGCACAAGTTCAGTAATATTGACAACTTTTAAAAAAGGTTTAAAAATGGAACAAGACAACATCAAAGCTCCAGTGGAGCAAGCAGAAAAAGCCAGTGGCGAAACTGAAAAAAAAGATCATGTAGCGTACGAGAGTTATCAAAAAGTATTGAAGGAAAAGAAAAGCTTTCAATCACGTTTGTCTGAGTATGAAGCTAAACTTCAACAACTACAAGAGGAAAAGCTAAGTGCTGAAGGTAAAAAAGACGAACTTATTGATACTTATAGGAGTCAATTAAACGATTATAAGTCTAAACTTGACTCTACACAAAAGACTTACGCTTGGAATACATTGACAGGTGAGATTAAAAGGGAAGCAATGAAACATGGTTGTACTGACCCTGATAAACTTATTAGGTTAATGGATGACAATGATCTTAAAAGTATTGAGATAGGTGAGGATTTTAGCATTAACACTGAGAGCTTGAAAACTGTGATCGAAAAAAATAAGCAAGAAAATTTCTTTTTATTTAAAAACACGCCAAAAGTTTCAGCTAATGGTAACCCCTCAACTAAGCAAGTTGTCGAAAATGATAAAAATGATTTAAGTAAGCTTTCAATGGAAGAAATTAGGGAGCTTTATAAAAAACAATACAAATAACCTTGGGGGTTTATAATGACTGTCGCTAAAAATGCTGATGTCGCTAATGTACAAGAGGCACTGGTTGCTGAAGTTGTGCAAAGAGAGCTTCAAGCTGCTTCAAAGCTTGCTGGTTTATTTACTGATTATTCTGAATTGGTTGGAAAAGGAACTGCAAGTCTTAAAATTCCACGTTCAGATTCTTTTTCTGTTGCTACACGTGACAATGCTACACCTACAGCTGCAAGTGCTAGTAACTTAACTTTTTCTTTTGACCAAATTGACTTAGATCAATCTAAATATGTTTACTATGTAATTCCTGGAGATGTTGAATTAGATGCTAAGCCATCTTACGAGCTTACAGCTGCTTCACGTGCCGCCTCAGCTCATGGTAGAAATATGGATATTGCGAGACTTGATGCTCTTTGGGCTGGTGGAGCTGGTACTAGTGAAGTTGAATATGATGCTGGTGTATCTGATATTGAAGATGTTTTACTTTCAATGATTCAATCTGCTGATGAAGCTGAAATGCTAGATGATGGTAATAGATTTTTAGTTGTAAGACCTTCAGAGAGAAAGGCACTTCTTGGTGTAGCAAATTTTGTACAAGCTGACCGCTATGGCGATAGAACACCATTAGTAACTGGTGAGCTTGGTTCTGTTTACGGTGTTAGAATTGTAGTAATTAATCACGTTGGTACAGTAGCCGACAGCAATGGTATCACTTTTGGTGATGGTGAAATGATTCTTTGTCATAGAGAATCTTTAGGTTTTGCTTTTCATAGAAGACCAGAGCACGACATGGATAAAGCCATTGAGTTCGGAGCTGGTAGTATGGCGCATACATGGGATGTAAAATATGGTTTAAAAGTGCTTCAAGATGGCGAGCTAATTGTAAAAGCTGGTAACTTTACTCCATAAAAATGCAAGTACCTGTTGGAAGAATTCCAAAATTTATAACTGCTAGAAGCCCGAAAGGGCTTCAGCGTTTAATGCTACAAACACAAGCGAAGTTGGGCTATGGTGTTAAGTGGTTTAATATACAGTTTGTTAATAAGAGGTGGTATGCTTTTTATTATGATAACGATGATGTTACTTTGCATAACGTAGAGGATAAACTTGGCAATAATAACAGCTAAGGGAACTGCAAGAGATAAACAAGACAAATCTTTTGTAAACTCACCTTGTAGAGAAAATTACACTGCACAAGAAGTTGTTGTAAGTAATACATCAAAAAATCCTATACCTGTTGACCCTACCACAAGGGGAACACCCAAGTTTTTATTTAATGAAGTTGTATCAAATGGCATTGAAGAAATAGAAATAATAAACCTAACAATACCGATTGGTAAAAATGCAGATTTAAATAATGCAATTTGCTCTGGTGAAAATATAGCTTCTTATACTGTTTTAAAAAATAATGAGGTTATAGCTAAAAAGCGCACTTGGTATGTTAATTTTGACACTATAATACCTTTAGTTGAAATACCTGTAATTGAAGGTGATAACGTAAAAGTATTAATAAGTAATAGAACAAATGAGTTAGCATCATTTAATGTTACTCTTAACTATAATGAGTTTGATGTATGAATTTAGAATTTGAAAAAAAGAAATTAGATTTAAAAAAATTAGAAACATCAAAACTTGAACTTGAATATAAAATTCTTGAAAGGTTGGCTGATATAGATAGAATTAAAACAAGCGTAGAAAAACAAGAATTAGCTATTCAAGAAATTCAAAAACAATTATTAACTATGGAGAGTGAATAATGTCTGATTATAATTCACAACTACCTGTCAGGTCAAAACAAGACCTTGATGAAAGGTTATTAACCAAAATACAAGATGGTGATAATCCAAGTGGTTCTGAGCAAACTGCCAGCGTAACTAACAAACAACTTCATACTAAAATTTTTCTTTCTGATGGAAATGTAATTTCTGAAGAAAATCCCTTGCCAGTAGCACCTACTGAAAGTGCCGGTTTGGAGGTTGAAGATTTTAATGAAGCTGTAGACGTTGCACCAACTTCAAATTCAAATCACGATTATGTTGTAACTGCTAGTAAATCATTAAAAGAAATTAATATTGAAGCGAGTGCATCAGGTAAGGCACGTTTTGAATTGCAAATTGAAACCGCTGCGTCAAGTGGTGTATTTGAAACAAGAAATGTTAAATTTAATTCAACGGCACAACCTAATGTAAAATTTGAATTAAAAAGACCTAAAAGAGTCACTGAAGGTGTTACCGTACGAATAATTAAAACTAATTTAGATGAACAAGCACAATCAATTTATAGTGTGATTAACGGAGTTGAGGTATAAATGAAAAATTTTACAAACTTAAAAAAATCAGTTGTTGATTTTAGAAAAGATAGGGCAGAAAAAAGGGCTGCAGAATTAGAATTAGGTCAACAACAGTCTGAAGATTTAAAAAACAGAAATTATGCTGGTTTGTTTGGTAAATGTTTGGAGCATGATGCGACAACAGGTTTACCTTCGCCAGAAAATATCGATAAACTTCTTACTGCATTAGAAACAGGTGAACAATCAGACTTTGATGCTGTTGAGCTTTCAAGTGTTGCTACAAGAAAGCTAGAATCACCACAAGCTGCTTTGTCTTTTTCAATGTCTGGTGGTGACCCTGAGGGTTTTGAGATGCCTACAGCACCAGAGTTAAAAAGTCGTACAGCTGCTGCTGAAATGATTGAAGTATATGAAAGAAACATTTTGCGAGATATTCCTTTTAATGTTTTGAGTGGTGATGTTGTTGGTACAACACAGCAAGAAACAGATTTACAAAGAGTTATTGATGTACTTAATGCCTTCGGTGATGATTACAAAGGGCCTAAAGTTGGTGGAGTAGTTACAAGAAAATCACTTTTTAGAGGTATTGGCAAGGGTGAGTTAAATGGCCCTTTAATATCACAATTTCTTTTACAAGATATTTCTCTAGGAGCACATACAATTGTGCAACAATCTCCACCAGACACTGGTGTTTATGGTATTACTGAGGCAAATTGGTTAGCAATACAAAATGGTGCAGTGCCAGTTGCACAAACTAGAGGCGCAGCTGAATATAAATATAATGGTCGAGGTCTTGCTTCATTTGTTCATATTGACTTTGTTTATCAATCGGCACTTTATGCAGCGGCTTACCTTTTAGGTAATGGAGCAGAAAGAAATGATGCGTTCCCACAACTTAAAAATGAAACTAACTTTGTAAATTCATCAGGACCAGCGGATATTGCAGCAGCACTAGGTGAAATTTCTCGTCACGCTTTAAAAGCTGTTTGGGTGCAAAAGTGGCGCAAAAACATGAGACTTAGACCCGAAGCAATGGCAGGTCGTATTGTAAAAGAAAAAGATGGTGTTTTATCTGTTGGAACTGTTCACCCTGAAATTTTTAGCACAGCTAGTGCAACAATTGCAGCTGTTGAAGCAGCAAACTTAGCAGCACTTGGTGATCAAAAAGCATGGCTCCCAGTTCAATACGCAGAGGGCTCCCCTACGCATCCATCTTACATGGCTGGTCATGCAGCAATAGCTGGTGCTTGTAGTGCATTATTAAAAATGTATTTTAAAGATGCAGCTTGGTCTAGTTTAGGAACTTCTACAGTTCAATCGGTTGATGGCTTAGCTTTAACTAACTACACTGAAGCTGATGCAACAGAGATGACGATACACAGTGAGCTTGATAAGCTGGCTTCTAACATGGCACTTGGTCGTGACTTTGGTGGAGTACATTACAGGTCAGAAGGTGATTTAGGTATTCAGCTTGGTGAAAAGGTTGCAATTCAATGGATGAAAGATAACGCAGCACAATCAAATGTAAATATTGGTACAATCAATTTTACAAGTGCTGATGGTGTAACTGAAATAGAAGTTAAAACAAACTAAAAAAGGAATAAAAAGGGGTGGCATCACCCCTTAAAAATCTATGGCTGATTTAAGCAATACACAAAGGTCATCAGTTACAAGAATCACAGGTAAGGATGAGCTATTTAACGTTGATGTTATTAAGGGCATTGATGGCATTGACAGAATGTCAGTTGATGCTTCAACAGCACCTAGAAGTGTGCAAGGTTTATTTGTTTCATTGTTCGAAAATAATGGAAGTAGCTCACTCAATATTAATGGAAGTGGAACACCTATTGTCTTCGAAATACCTTTAGCGCCACAGGATAGAGTTGTAAGTTCTTTTTCTTTTTTTGGTAGAGACTCTGGGATTAAATTTTCTCAATTTCTTGCACAAAACCAAACACTGCAGAATGGTGTGTTAGTTTAAATTAAATCAAATGATAATTTATTTTCAAATGCAAATGCACCAATTATACAAACTGATGATTTTAGAAACAAGTTTTGCATTTCACCGAGAGATTTTGTCATTGATGTATTTTCAAATGAGGATGCTTTTACTGCGGCTTTTGTTCCTCCAGCACCAATTATAATTAGAGGAAATACTCAATTTGCAACACCTGACTACATAAGGATAACAATTCAAGATAACTTATCAAACATTAATTATTTCGAAGCTTCAGCTTTTGGGGGTGATTTGTGAGCATAGCAATACCGTCAATCAACGCAAATTTAAAAGTTGAGTTAAATAATTCTAGTGTAAACTTAAATAAACTGAATGAAAATTTTAATCAAATTTATTACTTTCTCGGTTTTGGAAATTTTTTAAATGCAGGTTTTAAATTAAGTTCAGAGAATGTTATTTTTAAGATGCAAACCGATGACAACATTATTTGTGAATTAGACTTATCTACTTTAAGTCAAATAACATCGTTTGGGAATGAACAAACTTCACTACCGTTGATATACGATATAAATCAAAAAATATTGTACGTTAAATTTAATGATGCAATTCATTATAATAGATTTATAGAATTTTCTTTTAAGAAAAATTCACAATCACAAAAGAAAGAGCAAGTTGAAGGTTATTTAATGACTATAACAAAGGAAGTTAGAGTATGAATTTACAACCTTTTTCTTCCAAATATGTAT